TTCAGGCTGCGGACGATCAATTGGGTCTGAATGACCCGCGAGAGCGTCTGCCAGCTCAACAACCAGTTGCGGGTCGTCCGGTCGGCCTGCTCGACGACTTCCCGCGCTGCGTTTCCCGACGCAACGGTGTCTTGCCATGCGGCCTGGATGGCACCCAAGTCCTGCGGCTTGGCGAGAGTCTCGGCGGCAGCGAAGCCGAGGACTCGATTGCCGGAGCCGGCAGCGCCGGCGGCCGCGCCCGCAGTCGGAGTGGCCCGCACCCTTGGGTTGAACTCCTTGTCGAGGCCCTTCAGCGCAGCGTAAGTCTTCTGGGCCTCGGCAGCCATCTGCTTCAAAACGGAGACGGTCGCGTCGGCGCGAGTATTGAATGTCTCGAAAACCGCGGCGACTTCGTTCAGTCGGGTGCCCAACTGACTGAAGCTGCTGTCCACCTGGATCAACGCTTGAAGCGTTGCCTCGGCGTCCAGGACCATTTCCTGTCGGATTTCGTTTTCGTTTTCCTCAGCCATGATGCTAGCCTATCGAGACCGTCCTGGTCGTTATGTACTTCCGCACGTCCGGCAGCCCTTCGAGTTCCGCGGCGAGATACGCTCTCAGCGCCTTCGCCGCCGCCTGTTGGAAGTGGTAAGGGCCGGGATGCGTCAGATGAAAATATGGCTGGCCCGTCTTCGGATTGATGAACGTGTTCGCGTTGTTGTATTCGTTGACGATGAGCCAGGGCAGCGTTGTTGCGTAGCTGAAACTGTAAAGCCCTGTATCTTGGTTGCCCTCAAAGGTCGCGCTTCCGTGTGCGATCCCGACATCGATCCGGTTGGGAGCCGTTGACATCACTCCGATCACGAGCGAATATCCGACATAGCTCGCCAGAGGAGAAAGCGTCGCCCTCGACGCCCCGCTCCACGTCGGGATGATCTCGTCCACGGTGTAGAGCCATTTGCAGCCGGCCTGGGCGAGCGCCTCCGAGAGTTTCTCGTGAAGCGCTGCCTTGTAGCCGGCGAGGTCGATTCTCGGGACTCGGAGCTTCGCTTTCAGATGCACGGCATCTTTGCCCCAGCCAAAGCCGCTTCCCAACTCTCCTCGTCATGCGAAGCGATCTGGTCGAAGGCCAGGATCATCGCTTGCGCGAAGACGCCACAATCGTCCCAGGTCGCCTGGACGCCGGGAGGGCGAATGCCTAGCCGGGCACACGCTCTCCAGACTGCGTAGTCGGCTGTCCGATACTCGGGGAGGACGAGCTTTGAGCCTTGTCCGGGCGACCAGCAAGAAAAAGCTCGCGCGCCTGTTGGATTTTCCGCTCGTCGAGGCTGTTCGCCTCCAAGCAGAGCGAGAACACGCGATTCCGTTCGGCCGCCGTGAAGCCATTCGCCTTAAGGTCGTCGTCCCAATTCGCCCAAGACGCCGGGTTGTCGAGCTTCACCGTGTCCCACTCGACTTCGCTTGGCTCCAGCGACTTCACGACGATGTAGCCCCAGCGCCGCTTTCGGTGCTCCGCCTCTTGCTGCAAATAGCCGGTGTCCTTCAGATCGGGCTTCTTCCCCTCCTTCGTCAGGAGAGCGGGCGGCACCGGCTCCGGGCACAGCTTGTAGAATTCGTCCATGTCCGGCAGTCCGCGAGCCCGCAACACGATGTCGCTGCCGACACGAGGCAGCACCAGGATCGCCTCGGGCGGCAGCAGCTTCGGATCAAGTCCACCAATCTTCATAAGTCTCTCCCTCGCTAAAAGGACATTCTCCAACCAAGAACTCAACCGGTGTACGGGCCGCGCGTGATGATCGGCTCCGTCACGTTGCACTTGCCGTTGATGGCGATGTTGGCGTTCTTGAAATCGGGCTCGATCTTCTCGACCCGGTAGTCCGGGAACAAGAAGTTCTCGTCTTCCGTCGTGACGCAGGGCGGGAGGTTCGTCACCAACACGCCCACCGAGTACGGCTGGCACGGATCGGAAGAGTACGTCACCCAATTCGACGCCGCGCCCTCCTGCTTGACGGCCTCGACCGGGGTGGGCGGCTCGCTCGTGCCGGAGCGGATGTGCTCGAACGTGAAGTTCATCGACACGTCCATCGGCTCGTCGTCGCCCTGACGAACGTTATCCAAGTGCCCACGATCCTTGTCGTACTTGTACGGGTAAGACTGGGTATACTTGAGGTCGCCGTCGCCCACCTTGATTTCGAGTTGCTGGCACTTGACCGTGACCGCAGCGGTCGCCGTGTACGTGCCGGCCCCGAGGGCGGGCGAAATCGTGCAAGCGTAGGTCGGCGCTTCGGTCGTGCCGCCCTTCGTCACAGCCGTGACGACGTGAGGAATCGGCGTCGTTTCGCCGGCGACTTCCAGTCGTGCGCCAACCGGCAAACTGCCGTCGCTGGTGTTCACCGAAACGGTGCCCAACGTCACCGTCGAGTCGCCGGATGCCGGGGCAGCCGTCTGGGCGACCGCCGCCGTGCCGGTCAGGCCGTCCAGCAGATAAATCAAGCAATTTCTGAGGTCAATGCGGGCCATCGATGGGCTCCTTATACTGGTCGTTGTAGACAGCCAGGAAAATCCGGCCGCCTTTACTGATTGCTGTAAAGTTCGAGCATGTACCGGGCTTCGGTTTCGTACTGCTTCAGTCGATCCACGATGTCGATTTGCCCGAAATTCAAAACTCGCACACTCTGACCCAGCCTGGGAATGAGATTTCCGAGGAATACCTGCGTATCAGGCTGCCCGTCAACGAAGTCCCCTGGCTGGCCGCCGTAGTTCCACACCGGAATGGGCTGATCCAGCGCCGCTTCCAACACACCCGCACAAGCCGTCAAGTCGTAGGCATTCTTCGCCGGTCCATCGAACCGACTGCTCAGGAGAACGTTTATGTCCACGAACGCCTGCCAATACCTGTTGCTCAGTTGCTTGATGAACGGCCCCGTGATGCGAAGTTCAGCACGATTCGTGCTCTGAATGAAGGCGTCCGTTCGCTCCTCGATTCCATCGAGCAGCGACGGCCAATTCTGGTTCGTGAGGATCGGCTTCAAGTAGTAGCCGATCGAGGCGATGACGTACCTTGGCCAATCCTTCTCTGCCATCATTCTGCTCCTACGGCGTCACCCGGCGATACGAGGTCGTCGCACTTGACGCTGAGGGTTTGCTGCGGCACCTCGCCAAGCTGCTTTCGGATCGTCAGCATCCAACTGAAGTCGGTGTCCGGGCATTCCACTTCCACGATTTGGTAGCGGTCGCCCTTGAACACGATCCAATCATCCGCGGTCAGTTCCGAAAGACCTGGCGTATCCCTGCTGTCGATGATGACCTTCCGCTGACTACGGTCGTAAGACCCGGCTGCGGTGAAGTCTCGGCTCGCTTCCGTGCCCGCCGCCATCTTTCGCATCAACTGCTTTCGTGTTTGCGTGTCCGGCAGGATGATCGCCCGCCGGACGTGCGTCACTTTCGTCTGAATGACCGTCTCGCCGGTCCTCACGTCTGTCGTCGAACTCACAAGCGTGTAGATGTCTATGGGACTTCCAAAGGCTTTCTTGAGCTTGTAGAGGTTCAGACGTGAGAGCAGATTGAGAAAGTTCATGGCGTTATCGGGGTCGGCGGATACCGCCAGGTCAGGGCGTTATCCATGATTTTTTCCAGGCGCTTCATCACCTCCGTGTTCGATGCGATGACCGTGACACATTGCTCGACCATCGGCAGGACAATATCCTTCTGCTCCTGCTCCAGCTTCTCGATTCGCTCCTGAAGATGATCTTCTCGACGCCAATCCTTCCAAAGGAAGAACGTCAAGAGTGCGAGCGACGGGCCGAGCACCGGTCCCCACATCCTTATGATTCCGACGAAATCAGAGAAACACATGATGCCCTCCTTGAGGCGACCTGATGGCGGACCCACCCGGCATGACGCCGGGTGGGTCCAATCGGTCTCGCATCACCCGAAGAGAGGCACGGCCAGCCGGGTATCCAGGACGGCCACGCCAGCCAACAGATCGACGGCGACCACGAGGCCCTTGTTGATGTGGTGCTGCATGGCGACACGGATACCGACTCCGTAGTCCTCTTGCACGCCGAACTCGATGCCGGCGGCGTGGGTCGTGGCCAACGGACGGGTCACGAGGGCCAAGCAGTTCTTGTGACCGCAGACGTTGATCGAGCCCATCGGACCGGGGAACGCCGGATCGCTGTTGTTGACAGCGATCTCCAGCGGACGGTCCAAGAGGACCCAAAGCTCGCCGGACGGCGAGAGGCTGGGGTCCGTCTCGATGATAGTGTAGAGCTTCCGGCCCGCGCCAGAGCCCAACGCCAACAGTTGGCCGACCTGCGGAGCCGAGCCGTAGCTCTTGAGGATGATCCCCTCGACCCAGCCCGCCGGGTACTGGCTGCCGCTCTGCGCGGACGCATCGACGGCGCAAGCCTTGTAGCGGACGAGAGCCGCACCGGCTTGGGTCGCGTAGGCGTTCGCCTCGTTCAGAGTGAGATTGCCACTGGTGGCGGCAACCGCCGAAATCCAGGTCGGCTGATCGTTGCCGGCCACGGTGGCGAACTCGCCGGCGACCGCATCCGAGATCGAAACCGCCATCGAATCCAGGCTGCCTGCCGCGTGAGCCGCCGTAACGGTGCCCAACTCGGCGTCCGCGCCGGACAGAACGCTGGGGACGTTCTGGAACATGTAGCTCTGGAACCCCAGCACGGCCCCAAGCTCGGCGGTGCGCAACGCCTTGCCGCCATCGCCGCGCTTCTGCGCTTCGACGAACTTGTCGCATTGCAACATCACGGCCTTGGCGCTCGGGCTCAAGAGCATGAACCGGTCCTCGGGATACGCCTTGTTGATGTTGAGGATTTCGTCCGCAGCCACCACGGCGTCATAAGCCGACTCGCGGCTGAGATCGCCCAGATGGCCAGCCCGCTGACCGGGCGCGCCCAGGAAGCTGTTGGCCAGGCGACCCAGCACGGCGCGATCCACGCCACGCGCGATTTCGAGGATGGCCGGCTCCAAGAAGATCGTCACCAACTCCAGGAACGACTTGCTCATCGCGCCTTCGGGAATGGTGAACGTCTCGTTGAACCACTGATCCAACGGAACCTGGACATCGCCCGCGATCGGGGTTTGGGACTGCACGTCGGTCGTGTCCGAACGCCGGCGAATCTTGAACTCGCCGGGCCGGCGGGTGTGAACCAAGTCGCCGTAGCTGGCGACCTCGTTCTGGAAATCACGGTGGACCAGGCTGGCCACGCCCATGTTTTCCTTCAGAATCCGCAGGCTCTCCATCGCCCAAATCTTCGGAATATACGGCGACAAGGCGCTCGTGGTGTCGCCGGTCGAGACGGTCGTCCCGGAATAAGCGTCGTAGCACGCGATCGAAACCGGGGACAGATAAAGCTCTTCGCAAGAAAACATCGTTGCAACTCCAAGTAGGTCTTTCTCTTTGCTCACCACAACCCGCCTCTCCAGCGATTACCGGGCGGTCGGTGAATCTCAACGCCGGCCGAACATGGCGGCCGACTTGGCAGGGTCTTTCCGAATCTCTTCGTACTGCTCCTGCGTGAGATTGGCCGGATCGATCGGCCCGCTACCCAGCGAGTCCGCTGGTTTTGCATTTCCACCGACGCCGGCGGCAACGTTGCTCCTGAAGAGGTTGCCGTACTGCGCGGTCTGCGATTTCATGTACTCCACCGCCTTGGCGGGGGAATACTGCACTTTCGTTGATTTGCCGTCCTTGACCACATCCAACTCGACCACCGGCGTGTACTCGCCAGTGGGCTTGCCCGCTTCGTCCATGACGGGCACCATTTTCGTGTCCGGCTTCAGCAGCTTGACCAACTGGTCAGCGTTGACGGCGTTGTTCTTGACCGCCGCTTCCTGCAATTCGCGCTTGATCGTGCTCTCGCTGTAGCGCGATTCCCAACTCTTGGCGCGACCGTCGAGTTCCTGGACCTGGGTCTTCAGGGCATCCTCGGCCGCCTTCCGCTCGCGGAGCATCGTTTCCTTCTCGCTCCGATGCTCCTTCAAATCGTTCTGGACCTTCGTGTAGTCCGCTTGCAGCCGGTCCCGCTCGGCCACGGTCAAGTTCTTGTCCGCCAGCAATTCGTTGATCTTCGTTTCCTTCTCCTCCAGCAGCGCCTTGTTCTGCGCCTTCCAATGGGCCTCGGCCTTTCGACGCTCTTCGGCGAGGAACTTGTTGACTTGCGTCTGGTTGAACTTCAACTCGGTGCCGCCCGCGGCCGAACCGCCATCGGCACCAGTCGCGCTCGCACCAGCCGAACCGCCGTCAGCGCCAGTTACAGTCGCGCTGGCCGCGCCGTCAGCCGCTCCGTCGTAGCACGCCAGGGATGGAAACGAACAATACAGATCAGCGAACATAGCAAACCTCCAGAGAAAACCACTTCCCGTCTTTGTCATCCCGGCGAACGGTGCCGGTCTAACCAATTCGCGTCAACTTGATCTCGTCGGGCGAAGCCAGGAACGGCCGGATCAATCGCCAGGCGAGCGCGTTCGGCACGCCGTTGACCAGGTGTTCCAGCGGCACTTGGTTCCGGTTGTAGCTCGTTTGCACCTGCCCATACGCTAGCTGGTTGATTCCCAAGGCTTCGAGTTCCAATTCCGGGTCGCGGTCGTCGAGCAACGAATACGCCAACTCATACGTGGCCTGCTCGATGTCCGCCGGCACGGTCGTATCGCAATCG